GCAAGTACTACAAAGGTTGCTAATCTAAACGCAGACTTACTAGATGGTTATTCAACAGCAACAGCCGCAACAGCAAATACTGTTGTTATCCGTGATGCTGATGGAAGTTTCAGCGCAAATATTGTAACGGCAACATTAAGTGGTGCAGCCACAACAGCCGGTACAGTAACAACAGCCGCACAACCCAACATCACAAGCGTTGGTACATTGACTTCATTGGCGGTAACTGGAAACGTAACCGCTGGTAATGTTTACGCTAACTCAGGTACAATCGGTGCTTCATTACTAACAGGTACACTAACTACTGCGGCTCAACCCAATGTTACTTCAGTTGGCACATTGTCATCTCTAACAGTAAGTGGTAACGCTTCAGCAGGTAACTTAAACACTGCCGGCGCAGTTGTTGCAAGTACATTAACTTCAAATGTCGCAACTGGTACTGCTCCATTAACAGTAACAAGTACAACACGTGTTGCTAACTTAAACGTTGCATATGCAAACGTTGCAGATAACATTAACGTAACTGCTCCAGGAACAGGCACAGGCTATGTTGTGTTTGCTAATGCAACATCAGGCAACGTTGCTGAATTGACAAGTTCAGGTATTACTTCTAACTTAGCAAACAACTCAATTACTGCTACAACATTCGTTGGTGCATTAAGTGGTGCGGCAACTACAGCAGGCACCGTAACAACTGCGGCTCAACCAAACGTAACAAGTTTAGGAACATTAACTGGACTTGGCGTAAACGGCACTGTAACAGCGGTAGCATTTACTGCTAACACAGGTGTGTTCACAGGTAATGGTAGTGGATTAAGTGCAATTGCAGGTGGTAACGTAACAGGGCAAGTAGCAAATGCTACAGTTGCTGGTACAGTTTATACGGCAGCACAACCAAACATCACTTCAGTCGGTACATTAACAAGTGTAGCAGTGACAGGTAATGCGACCGCAGGCAATGTGTATGCTAACTCAGGTACAATCGGTGCTTCATTACTAACAGGTACACTAACTACTGCGGCGCAGCCAAATGTCACAAGCGTTGGTACTCTAACAAGTGCGACAGTAACTGGTAACGTTGCAGCCGGCAACTTAACAACAACTGGTGTATTGAGTGTAACTGGTACAGGCGTAAGCAGTATTGCTGGCAACTTAGATATGACCAGCAACAATATCATCAATCTTGCGGCTCCAGTTAATTCAACTGATGCGGCAACAAAACAATATGTTGATGACGTTGCTCAAGGCTTGCACACACACGATAGTTGTAATGCAGCCACACAAACTACACTAGCAACGATTTCAGGTGGTACTGTTACATATAACAACGGTACTAGTGGTGTTGGCGCAACATTGACAACAACAGGTTCATATACAACTATTGATGGCGTTACATTGTCAAATGGCATGCGTATTCTTGTTAAGAATGAAGCAAACGCCGCACACAACGGTATCTATGATCGCACAAGCAGTACAGTATTGACTCGTTCAACTGACTTTGACACTCCTACAGAAATGGCAGGTGGTGACTTTACGTTCGTTAATGCGGGTACATTATACGACAACACTGGTTGGGTAATGCCCGATCCAGTTACCACAGTCGGTACAACTAACGTAGTTTGGGTGCAGTTCTCAGGTGCTGGTACATATACAGCAGGCACAGGTTTAACATTAACAGGATCACAGTTTAGTGTCAATGCAAGCCAGACACAGATCACAAGTGTCGGTACTCTAACTGGTTTAAATTCAAGTGGTACAATCACAGCACCAGCATTCACAGCAAATACAGGCGTGTTCACAGGTAATGGTAGTGGACTAACTGCAATCGCAGGTGGTAACGTAACAGGTCAAGTAGCAAACGCATTAGTAGCAGGTACTGTATATACTGCGGCACAACCTAACATTACAAGCGTTGGTACACTAACATCATTGAGTGTAACAGGTAATGTTAGCGCAGGAAACGTAAGCGGTACTCTATTAACAGGTACACTAACTACTGCGGCTCAACCAAACGTAACAAGTTTAGGAACATTAACTGGACTTGGCGTAAACGGTACAATCACTGGAGTTAACATCACAGCAAATACAGGCGTATTTACTGGTAACGGTAGTGCATTAACTGCACTAAATGCAAGCAATATCTCAAGTGGTACACTTGCTCAAGCTAGATTAGCAAATGCTTCAACAACATTAGGTAGCACAGCATTGACACTTGGTGCAACAAATACTACTGTTGCTGGTATGGTAAGTTTGACATCAACACAATTGTTTGCAACTGCCAACATCACTACTCCGCAATTCATCTCAAACGTTGCAACAGGTACTGCTCCATTCGTAGTAACATCAACTACACAAGTAGCAAACTTGAACGTTGCAACTGCAGGTACTGCAGGTACTGTAACAACAGCAGCACAGAGTAATATCACTGCTCCGAACTTGATTGCAAATACTGGTTTCGTAATATCATCAGTAAACGCAGCAGTTTCAGCAGCAGGTACAGCACAAGGTAACGCAACTGCTCTTACAAGAGAACTAAACGTTACAAGTACAGTTGCATCAGGTGCAGGTGTTGCATTACCTACAGCAGTAGCAGGCATGCGTGTAACCATCATCAATACTGCTGCTAACGCAGTTCTTGTGTATCCAGCAAGCGGTGGCAAGATCAACTCACTCGCAACTAATGCTGCATTCAGTCAAGCAGCAGGTGCAAAACTTGATTTCGTTGCAACTTCAACTACTCAGTGGTATACATTGAACGCAACTTACGGCTAATATATAAACTAGTCACGATGTGCTTACTAAGATAAGTACATCGTGACAAACGTTTTTATACTAGACTACGAAATACGTTTACGATCTTGGGTAGATTTACGAAATAAAGTTTCGCGCTTACAACTACCTGATCAAGTTTTAGAAATTGATAAATTTTGGCAACGTGTACCAACTCAAAATCACTACCTGCACACAGACTTTATAAAAGATTGGCCTAATCCTTGGGAATTATTATCTGACAACACATATTGTAACTATGCCCGCGGTCTGGGCATGATATACACATTGTTGTTACTGGGCAACAAAAACATTGACCTAGTTGACGCAAAAGATGATAATAGTAACGAAGTGGTATTAGTCCTAGTTGATGACGCAAAATATGTGCTGAATTACTGGCCCGATACGGTAGTAAATAATAACATCACAGATTTTGTGATAACTAGAAAACACGATTTGACACCGCTTTACTCTAAGATAGGTTGATAATGAAAATAAATGTAATAAAAAGATCTGGAAAATCAGAGCCTCTGGCCATTGAGAAATGGCAACAACAAGTAGCAAAAGTTTGTAATGGCATAGCCGATATCAGTCAAAGTATGATTGAGATCAAGGCTCAACCACATTTTCACGATGGTATCACTACAAGAGAGATTGATGAGATCACACTACGCGCCATAGTAGATTTGATTGATAGCGATACTAATCCAGATATCGGTCACACCAATTATCAATATGTAGCGGGTAAGCAAAGACTAAGCATGTTACGCAAAGACGTTTATGGAAGTTATACCCCTCCCAGCCTATATAGTATTGTAAAGAAAAATGTTGAGTTAGGATTGTATACTAGTGATTTATTATTATGGTATACTGAAGAAGATTTCAATAAGATGGATGAGTTCATAGACCATGAAAAAGATGAACAGTATTCATATGCAGCCATAGAACAATTGATTGAGAAATATCTTGTTCGCAATCGTGCTACAAAGGAGATTTATGAAACACCTCAAGTTCGCTACATGGTCGCCGCTGCGACTGTTTTCCATAATGAAGAAAAAAGTCAAAGACTACGATACATCAAGGAATATTATAATTGCGCCAGTGACGGATTATTTACTTTGGCTACTCCTGTATTGGCTGGTCTTGGGACTCCTACTAAACAATTTTCTAGTTGCGTTCTTATTCGCAGCGATGACGATCTTGATAGTATTTTTGCTAGTGGAGAGATGATGGCAAAGTATGCTAGCAAACGCGCTGGCATTGGTCTAGAGATCGGTAGATTGCGCCCACTAGGTAGCCCTATTCGCGGCGGCGAAGTAATGCACACGGGTATGATACCATTTCTAAAGAAGTGGTATGGTGATTTACGTTCATGCTCACAGGGCGGCATACGTAATGCTAGTGCTACAATATTCTACCCAATATGGCACTATCAGTTTGACGATTTGATCGTATTGAAGAATAACCAAGGAACTGATGAAACTAGAGTGCGTCATATGGACTATGGCGTAGTACTATCAGCATTCTTCTTCAAAAGGTTCAAAAACCGTGAAAATATAACGTTTTTTGACCCCAACGAAGTTCCTGATTTATACGAGGCTTTCTACTCAAATACTCAGAAGTTTGAAGAACTTTACGTCAAATATGAAAAGCGTAAGGATTTACGCAAAAAGACCATGAGTGCTGAAGAAGTGTTCAAGGGCGGTATATTGAAAGAAAGAACGGACACTGGAAGAATATACCTTGTATTCATTGACAATGTGATGAACCAGGGTCCGTTTGATCCAGAATATCATACGATCTATCAAAGCAATCTATGTTGCGAGATATTGCTTCCAACTAAGCCCTTCAAGCGATTGGACGATCCAGATGGTCGTATCGCATTATGTACATTGGGTAGCATCAACTGGGGTGCGTTTAGAAACCCAGAAGATATGCGTAGAGCATGTCGCATACTACAACGTAGTTTGTGTAATATCCTTGACTATCAGGACTTCTTGTCAATACAAAGCAAGTTGAGCAACGATGAGATACAACCACTAGGCGTAGGTGTCACTAACCTTGCTTACTGGCATGCCAAACGTGGTATGAAGTATGGTGAGAGTGATAGTCTACAAGAAGTCAAAACGTGGATGGAACATCAAGCATATTACCTAACCGAAGCTACGGTAGAACTAGCTAAGGAACGTGGCAAGTGTGTAGACAGTGATAAGACACGTTATGGTCAAGGACAATTCCCTTGGGAGCTACGCGCACCGGGTGTCAACAAACTTGCAGACTTCAAGCCTGAACTGGACTGGGAACCACTCCGTAATGAGATGAAAACACATGGCGTAAGAAATGCTACACTGATGGCAATCGCCCCTGTAGAAAGTTCAAGTGTGGTAATCAACAGCACGAACGGCATTGAATTGCCTATGTCATTGATTAGCACAAAAGAAAGCAAGGCTGGAAGTTTTACACAAGTTGTACCCGAATACAACAAGTTGAAGAATAAATATCAACTCATGTGGGATCAAACTGATTGTGCTGGATACTTGAAAACAGCGGCAGTATTAGCGGCATATGTCGATCAAAGTATTAGTACTAACACATTCTATAATCCTGCACACTTTGAAGGGCGTAAAGTCCCTTCAACATTGATAGCGAAGAATTTGATGTTAGCACATCAATATGGACTAAAGACATTTTATTATAGCCTAATCAATAAAGCTGGCGCGAAGGTCACGGAAGAAATACAACAAAATGTTCAGTCTGTGGTAGAACAAGTCAGCGAAGAATATTGCGAGAGTTGCAAATTATAATATGTTAATTGTTCGGGATAATTTTTTGTCACCTAATGAATTGGAGTGGTTGCAAAATATTGCGTATAAAAAATCACAAGAAAGTTATAATATTGCTACAAAAGGAGTAAACAACGCAATAGCAAAATTTTATACTGAAGATAAAACAGCATGGGACTTTTCCTATAACGATATAAATGGTGATTTAACAATGCCTTCATATATTTTGGGAAATCAAATAAGTTCAATTGTAAATCAAATTAGCACTGTGGTAGCAACGCACGATGATAGTTTAACCAAGCAAGATTTGGTAAACTTATATTTTATGTATCAAATTAAAGGATATGAGGTACCTAAGCATAAAGATAGAAGATTCCTCTCAACGACAGCAGAGGAGTTAAGTAAAATATATAAAGCGTTCCTTTTCTGTAACAAAGATTGGAACAAAGAATGGGGAGGCAGTCTTTGTTTTAATCACGGATCATATTTGCCAATACCCAATAGGTTAATTATTTATAGTAATGATGAGGGACATTGGGTAGAAAAAGTAACAGAAAAAGTAAATAACAATTTACGTATTATTTTTGGTTTAAGATTTAGGAAAGAAAAAAATGAGTAAAGAACAATATAATTTAAAAACTAAAACTGATTATTTGAATCGCAAAATGTTTTTGGATCCAAAAGGTCCAGTAACCATTCAAAGATTTGAAGAAGTAAAATATAACAAACTACAGAAACTAGAACAAACAGCAAGAGGTTTCTTTTGGGTTCCAGAAGAAGTTTCACTAACAAAAGACGCAAATGATTTTAAAGAAAGTAGCGAAGCAGTAAAACATATCTTCACAAGTAACCTACTACGCCAGACTGCACTTGATAGTTTACAAGGTCGTGGTCCTAGTCAGATATTCACGCCAGTAATTTCATTGCCAGAATTAGAAGCACTCGTTTACAACTGGACATTCTTTGAGACTAATATTCACAGCCGTAGTTACAGCCACATCATTCGCAATATCTATAATGTGCCTAAAGATGTTTTCAATAGCATACACGATACAAAAGAAATCGTTGATATGGCAAGTAGTGTTGGTAAGTATTATGATGACTTACATTTGCTCAATTGTAAAGTTGAAGCAGGTGAGAAGGTAAAAGAAAGCGAACATATCAAAGCAATTTGGTTAGCACTCAACGCAAGTTACGCACTAGAGGCGTTCCGCTTCATGGTAAGTTTTGCTACAAGCCTAGCAATGGTTGAGAATAAGTTGTTTATCGGTAATGGCAATATTATTAGTTTGATATTACAAGACGAGTTACTACACAAAGAATGGACTGCTTGGTTGATCAATCAAGTTGTCAAAGAAGATAGTCGTTTCGCAAAGGCAAAAGAACAATGCGAAAGTGAAGTATATCAAATGTATATGGACGTTATCCGTGAAGAAAAAGATTGGGCAGACTATCTATTCAGTAAGGGTAATGTTATTGGATTGAACGCAAATATTCTAAAAGATTTCGTTGATTATACAGCCGCCACAGCACTCAAAGAGATTGGTATCAAGTACCAACATCACGCACCAAAGATCACACCGATCCCTTGGTTCAATAAGCATAGTGATACGAGCAAGAAGCAAACAGCATTGCAGGAAAACGAAAGCACTAATTATGTGATTGGTGTTATGAGTGATCAACTAAATTATGACGACCTACCGTCATTATAATATATAAAGTAATAAGGAGAATATATGCAAGCAGTAATATGGAGCAAGGATTTTTGCGGCTATTGCGACCTAGCCAAAAGACTACTAGAACAAAAGGGCATCAAGTACGAAGAACGCAAGATTGGTAGTGGTTGGACAAAAGAACAATTATTAGAAAGTGTACCTACAGCACGAACAGTACCGCAGATATTTTTGGATGATAAACTTATCGGTGGACATGACGATTTGATAAAATATTTCAATGAGGTAAAATAAAATGGATATCACAAAAGACGAGATTTACACATTCAAACTAAACAGCGGCGAAGAATTGATAGCTAAAGTAGTTGCTGTGTCAGATACACACTATACCATATCAGAACCAGTCAGTATTGGTCCTAGCCCGCAAGGTGGTCTTGGATTAGTCCCTAGTTTGTTCACCTATAATAACCGAGAAAATGTCAGACTAAATACTAGTAGCCTAGCACTAGTAGCCCAAACTGACGATAATGTAAAGACGAAGTACATTGAAGCAACGACTGGTTTACAAGTGCCTGGTAAGAAAGTATTACTAGGATAAGGAAATGTCCGGAAAAAAACTCAGTAGAAAAGGGGACAAAAATACAACAGGTGGAGTATTACAACAGGGATGTAATACAGTTTTTGCTAATAACAAACCAGTAGCGACACATCCTAATAAAATTACCCCGCATAGTCCTCCTTCGCCTAGCATTCATAAAAATGCAGTCACTACAGATGGTAGCCCTAGTGTTTTTGCTGAGAATAAACCTGTTGTACGTGTTGATAGCAAAAATAATTGCGGTCATAAAATTGTTGAAGGAAGCGAGAACGTTTTCGTTCCATAACATATGTCAGATACAGGTATACAAAGCCCCTTAGGTATAAATGTTACAGCCTCAATGATACTTAATGAAGGCTTAAGTATCAATCCTGTTGCTCAACGTTTAATAGGCTCAAGCAAAACTAATAGTGAATATACTCCTGGATCAATCATCAATGATACATGCTTATCTTGGGTTACTCAAGCGGTTCAAGCAGCATATTATAGTAATGGTTTTAGTGAAGATGGATTAAATCCTACTGAAGTAGTTGCTGATTTAGTTGGAATAACAAATTATCTAGGTATATTAACAGTTAAAAAAATTAATAGGGGCGGAATAATTCCTAGAAATTATTTTGTAACTGATGATATGGCAGTCATATTGCCCAGCAGTCAAATGACGGGACTTGGTGCCAGATTTGAAATTACAGAAATCGGCGACACTGATTGGGCTTTACAAGATATAGATGGGCAACCACCATTCAGTGAAGATATGAAGAAAAATGCACAGTATGTGATTGCTGTGCAACCTAATCCAGATACAGGCATCGTTACTAATTTTATGCCTTTTGGTGCCCCGAATAATGATGTAGGTACAGTATTTCAATGTACTGTAACAGAACCTGCTATACCAGGATATAAACAAGGTCAAGTTAAAAAATTAGGTTATAGTGTCGGCACGATGATTAGTTCCAACGGTAGTGGATTAAATTATCCTATAGAAGGAAAAGGCAAGGCATCATCATTACAATTTTATATCGGTAATTTGATTTCCGGTGATGGCAACACTCCAGGCAGCCAATGGCAGGTATATTTCTTAGACCCAGGCACAGGCGCACCAGGTAAATGGTGTTTAAATTATACACCTGATGTTGCTGAATACATGAATTTTACAGATTATACGTTTAGATTTTATGTAAATAATCTAACTTATTATAATTCTAACATTGACAAGGCTACATATGATAATTTGTTAGCGATGGGACAAAGTAGAATACCGGCATTATCAAATAGTCTACCACCGACATATCTTGTTAATGATCCAAGTAATGTATGGCAAGGTCAAGCGACGAGCGGATATGCTATTGAAGGTGATGTTGGTCAAGGACAAGAAGCAACTTGGTTTCCCTACAATACCGATAACAATAATTATTCTGTGACACAATGGGGCTTTTTACGTTGTCTTGCTTTACAAGCATGGAATGTTTTCAATTGGCAAGGTTCAAGCCCGCTTGATGAAAATCCCGAATATAAAAATTATGCTACACAATTTTTAAACTTAGATGGGTTTATTGAACAATCTAACAAAGCAATTTTTTCTTTAAGAAACTCAGTTAACTTCCTAGAAGGTACATTCAGTAATATGAATGATTTAATTACCGGTGACATTACTGGAGTCAGTTTATCAACACAAGCATTTGGACAAGACTTGACTAACTTAGGAAGAGCATTGAATTTAAATGAAATTAGTACATTTGGAAAACCAAGCGGGTTACTTAAAACTTTGTTGATAGAAAATGCATTAACTCAGGCTGTAACATTAGCGTTGCGTTCAGCAGGATTGACCCAGCAAGAAATTGTTGATATTTCTCAAAATTTAATTACTGCTAATCAAAAACAAGAATTACAAATATATTCAGCATTTTTAGTTATAGGAGAAACGGATCTAAAACCAATATTAAAAATATTACAATGCAAGACAAAAAAACTTGTAAGATTGGCAGACTTATTAGATGTTAAAAAAATGTTTCCTATAAGTTATACAAGTTTAACGGTACCGATTTATAACACTTCTCCTGGACCTACTAATAGTAAAACATATTACTTACTGTATGTTGACCGCGAATTGAACCCTCAGTTGTTATTGCCAAAAATCAAAGAAATAGTAGGAACAATAACTCCTCCAGAACAACCGCCTGTTGTAGAGCCGCTACCGATAGTTCCTATAATAGAAACAGCGAGAGAATTGTTGGCACCTGCAGTTCCTGTTGTGGATGCTCCACCGCAGCAAGTTGTAGATTTAATACCTACAACTCTACCTCTTCCAGAAGTACCAGCCCCCGAACCTCCAGTACCGGCACAATTGCCTGTTCAAGAACCTATTCAGATAGGAGGTGGTGGAGGTTGCGTAGCACTAGAAAGTTTTGTACCATTAGTAGAGACAGAGAAGAAGCACAACAATCGCCCAATCACTAATGCATGGATGCTAGAAAGTGGTATAAAGATTAGTTTAGGTACAGAACAATTAGAGATCGTAGATGGCAAGGTAGTCAAAACATTAAACGATTATCAGCCTTGTGTGCGTATTAGCACGGCAGATGGTATAACACTTGTATGCAGTACAACTGCTCCTATATTTACAAAAGACAAAGGATTTATTCCATCAACACAAGTATATGGACAACGTGTAGCAGTCATGCGCAACGGACGTACTTGGTACGATGAAGTTGTTGGACTAGAAGATGTTGGTATGAAATTTGTGCGTGTGATTGACGCAGGCAATAATAGTTTCTGGGCAGGTGAACGTCCAGGATCCTATATACTACACCATAACGTACCAATCAATGATGATATGACCAACGCGAAGAACTAATATGGCAGATCAATTAAATTTTAATTTACCCCCGGAAGGATTTGATAGTTATCTTGCGGGAATATTACCTGAAAATTTAGGGGTAGCAGCAGGTGCATTTTCTACAAGTATGCAACAAGTTAAAAATATTGACACTGTAGATATTCAAACTTTTGCAAAAACGGTTTATAGTCTAGAAACAAATAATGGATTACCATTAACAAACGGAACAAATGTCCCTACAGATGCTTTTATAACTGACGCTGCATTAAGAAAAGTTGCGCTGGGCTCAGGATTATACGGAACATATACACACAGTGATTTTATAGGTTCAATGACCGCTTTGCCTTATCCATTGCAGGATATCTATAATGGTATCAAAGAATTGCAAACTGATACGTTAATAAACATTTATAAAGAAATTTGGGAACTTTGCACTTATAGTAGGGCCATTATCAATATCACATTTAGTCAACTGGACGAATTTAACAATCCATTACCTCCTGAAGAATTTAGAATTACAGGTGCGAGTGTACTATATCCAGGTGGAGGATATGATCCAAATAGTCCTCCTCTTTTAAATCAAGAACAAATTCAACCTACTCCACAAATAGGTACATTGACAGTAGGCAGTGATCCAAATGATCCAGCTACATATAAAAGAATAACAAGTGTGACCTTACTTCCTGCTTATCAAAATGCAATCATTACAGGAGCCCTCATACCTAGGGTAGTTCCAGATCCTCCACCTGATGCATATGGAGATATAGATGACGGTGGTGCATGGGTACTAAGACAAGCAAGAATTAATGAACTTATAATTGAAGCAGATGCAGAGATACAAAATATATTGACAAGCAGTTCAGAAAACTTTGCTAAAGCAAAATTGTTAAATGCCAATTGGTATCAATTAGGAACATCACTTAAAATTGAGCAAAGAGCAAGATATACTGCAATACCGCCGGTGCCGATACCAAGAGATCCGTGGCTAGCATTATATCCTACTGCATTGTATAACTTTGTAGATGCTCTACCCACTCTTGCAGCAAATACTATGCCGCATGGACCTGCACAATCTCTTGAAATGTTATCAGATTTTTGTAGTGTAGGTGGTCAAAGTTTAGTTGGCATGATGCGTCAAGAACGTAATCAAGAACGTTTAGCAGAGATAGGGATCACATTGGATAATAATATACCTAATACAATGAGTCCTGAAGACCAAAGACAAATATTAGCGAACGGAACAAAATGTGGAGCGACCCAGGATACTGTTGATGATGATGGAAATATAATTCCTGGAGCAGGTATACAAGCAGATAATGGATTGTCGTTTACTATGCCTGCGTTTGCTGCCACAGAAAATTGTGACAATCAAATTTTAAGTCCTGTTAAAACAACAGTTTATGACAATGAAGAAGGGGCACTCAGAAAATTTCAAGACAGTAAACCAGGCACTATTGCTCCATTGCTAGAAAATCCTCCCTGCAATGCTATAGCAGGACCCACTATTCCTATAGGTGAATCTGTATTATTGGGCACCGGTATACCAAGCATTACTGATGATGAGACAGCAAATGTTGTCCCGATTTTACTAAACATTGATTTTATAAGTGGAACATTATTACCGTCCCAATACGATGTTCCCGAAGCAATTGATAATGTTATTGAATGTAATTGTGATTGTTGGATACAATAGTTACCCAAAATAGTTGTGTAGATTCATCGTCTAGTATACGATAACTACTTAATGTATTACCTGAAGTTAGCCAACTAACGTAGGAGAAACAAAATGGAAAAATCGTTGAGAGGAATTAATCTACTCATCGGGCTTGTCATAGTTGTGTTACTAACCAACTTTGTCATACTCAAGAAAGTAGATGATCTACAAAAACGTGAGATTGATCCAGACTATATGACTGCTAGTGAAGTAGAAAAAAGTCTTGATTGTCTTGCCATGAATGTGTACCGTGAAGCAGGTCATGAGCCGTTTGAAGGCAAAGTGGCTGTTGCCCAAGTTACACTCAATCGTGTAAACAGCAACAAGTTCCCGCGCGATGTATGCGCCGTTGTTTACCAAAAGACAAGATTTACTGAACGTGTGATTTGTCAGTTCAGTTGGTATTGCGATAGTAAACATCGTAATCGCCCGGTGAACGATGAAGCATACGAAGAAAGTTATCGTGTTGCTAAGATGGTATTCTTAGAAGATTTCAGACTGGAGAGCATTCGTAATGCGTTATACTATCACGCAGACTATGTTAATCCAAACTGGAAGTTGAAGCGTATTGCTAAGATTGGTACTCATATTTTCTACGAGGGATAAAATGAAAATTTCATTTAGTGTGTTGAAAGAAATGGTTGTTAACTTTGTCAGTAAACTTTGGCTTGAGTTCAAGTCAAGCATACGTCAAGTTAGTATTGACGGCATCGGTTGGACTGGGCTCATCGCATTACACGCAGTCACTATTCCAAGTTTGTTTGGATTGATGACTGGTCTTACTGATAACACGCCACCTATTGATATGGTTATTATTTTGTGGGCAGCAATGGCATTGTTCTATATCAAGGCTATTCTTGAAAAGAATGTTGTCAGTCTTGTGATTATCGGTCTAGGCTTCATCATGCAAAGTATTTTGATGGCTCTAGTTTTCTTTAAATAGTTAGTGTCTGATAATCCTTTTAAAAATAATTCGGCTAAAGGAGTAGAGAGTTTTGATGTAACAGTCGGAAACTCTCTAGTCTCCTTTTTTAATCGTAATGTTAGTAACTACCCTACAGAAGTAGGTGCGCCTAAATTTGATTTAGTTCCCGTAACTAAACAAAAAGATATTATGATCAATGTGGCTAGATTACATGCTAGTCAAGAATATGATCGTATCATGGAACTTGTCAATGTACTACAGAAACAAGCACAACAGATACAAAGACGTTTACAGTTAACTGATATGGTACATGGTGCTGAATACAAATTTCAGTTGTATCACAATCAATGCTATTGGTTAGTATGGGATACTTATAAAAATAAATCAATACTTACACCATTAGGACCTAATGACTGGCATGCTAATAAACCAGAAGAGTATGAATACTTTTGTAGAGTAAAGTGGTTAGGTGATTATACATGGATAGAGGTTAACGAAGATGGAACTGACGGAATCAAAACACTTTGATTTAGAATACGAAATGATGAACAGTGTTTGGTTTCGCAATAAAGTACGCGAAAGTGAAAGTTACGCACAGAACCTTTACGCAGCCATGTGTAATAATGAGTTTGTAAAAAACGATGTATGGCCTATACTAGAGGATAAACGTTGGGGTTGTAGCTGGCGTTATGCAGGTGGCCTTATCGCTGATTTGCGAGAAGAAGGGGACTACTTAGATTGGTATTGCAGCGGTATACAAGGTGTTACCTATGATACTGTAAAAGATGAAAAAATCTTTAGAGAAAAACAATATGTAGCAGAGGGTGCTGTGACGGATGAAATACGACACGATCTATTAAAATTAGGCTGGATAATCATAAATGACTAAATACACTCTATGATTGATCTTAAAAATTCAGGTAACGGTCGTAAATTAATTAAAATGATTATGGGCCAAACAGGTAAAAAAATGCCATGGTCAAAAGATAACCAATATCTGCAATTAAAAAAACAAAAAAACAGCAAAATAAAAAAATAACTTATGATAGAAAGCCCATGTATCGGTATTTGCCGACTTAAATCAGGTATTTGTATTGGCTGTTTTAGGATAGCAAAAGAAATCACTAAATGGTGGGACGCCACGCCTGAAGAAAAGAAAGAAATTAATGAAAGTGCTGCAAAAAGAAAAAAGGAATTTGAAGAAGGGTAATTGCCACAACTGTAATCCAGTTCAAGGTAGAAAGACCTTCTCTGTCTATAATATTTTTGTTTTTTATTTGCCCTTTTGTGTGTTAGTATGGGCAATTGTTGATCAATTTTTTGTATAAATAATTTCTTTGGCACAAGGACTGTGCTAATATATACTGTACTCATTATAAACCTATAGGAGAATAAAATGAAAACAGTCGGAGATAAGTTAGATTCATTTGCATTGACAGGCGTAAAGCCAGGTGTGTTGACCCCAGACAATGCATTTGAAACAATCACAGAAAAGAGTTTTGAAGGCAAGTGGAAGGTAATCGTTTACTATCCAAAAGATTTCACATTCGTCTGCCCAACTGAAATCGTTGCTTATGACAAGTTGAACAAGGATTTCGCTGACCGTGACGCTGTGTTGTTAATTGGCTCAACAGATAATGAATTCTGTAAGTTGGCTTGGCGTAGTGCCCATGAAGATTTGAAAAAGACTAACAGTTGGATGTTCGCTGATACTGCCCGCGGCGAAGGTTGGGAAGGTGATATTCGTGGTCTAGTTGATCAACTAGGCGTATTCTATGCACCAGCAGGTGCGGCATTACGCGCTACTTTCATCGTTGATCCAGAAAACGTCATTCAGCATGTTACTGTAAACAACTTAAATGTTGGCCGTAGCCCAGAAGAAACATTGCGTGTGTTAGACGCTTGCCAGACAGGTGAACTATGCCCATGCAATCGCACTATCGGTGGCGCAACACTATGAGTAATTGGGTAGAAAGAGTCAAGGAAAGCATTCCTGACCATAGTAAAGATGTTAAGTTAACATTTGATAATGTTTTCAAATCCACCTTACTAGACCCAATAGATTTACATGCTTGTGCATATGCTGCCGCCATCTCAGCAGGAAATGGCGAGTTAGTATTTGCCATTGAAAGTGGTAGTATTTTGTCTGAAAATGACACTGTAGTAAATGCAGCAAAGACTGCCGCTAGCCTTATGGGTATGAATAACGTGTATTATCCTTTTGTTGAGATGACAGAAGATATTGAGCTCAAACAGTTACCAGCAGGCATTCGTATGCAGGCATATATGAATCATGCTGGAGTATCCAAGAAGCAGTTTGAGATGTATGCATTATGCGCTAGCATTGTTGGCAAATGCGCACACTGCGTAAAAAATCATTATGATGTATTAAAGAAAGAGGGTATGACTACTCAGCAATTGCAGCACGTAGGTAAGATTGCCGCTGTAATTAATGCTGTAGGTAAGATTGCTCCTACTTGATACCTATAAGCATAAATCTATTATACTTAAAGTGTCCGTAATTAATTTCCTTTGTCCCTTCATATAATGTTGTGGACAAAGGAAATTTTTCTTTGAACTGGTTAAATGTTTGATTAGAATTAATAATATGCCAGTTTCCGAATTTGTCTGTCTCTTCAGGGGTTAGGTCTACAGATTGCAAGCACACTAATTTACCATTAGGTATATTATCAAACCATTGTGTACCTTGTATATCTTCAGTGCTTGTGCAAATTATTAAATCATAACCCCCGTAAAATAAATCGTTGACATTTGTTTGAATACAATTAACTTTGTTTTCAACTATGTACCACGCATTGTTTATTTGTTTAGCAATATCAATGCTATGGCTGTCAATATCAAACGCATCTATATGGGTATATAAATGTTGGTTCCTAACTAATAATAAAAAACTAGTAAGACTGTACCATGAACCTAAAATAGCAGTATAATATGGACGACTTATGTGTTTTTCTAATTCCTCACATAACCAAATTTTACTATGTATTTGTCCATGGCTAAAAGCAGCAAAATCCATATTAATATTTACTGCATAGTGAAATATGTATAAATAAAGCGTGGGCTTAATGCTCACATTTTCATTTAACCTAGGAGAAAAAAATGAAGAACGTATTAGTACTTGGCGTAGCAGCACTAGCACTAGTTGGTTGCGGTGCAAAGGAAGAAGCAGCAGTAGAAGCAGCACCAGCAGTTGAGGCTCCAGCAGAAGCTGCTCCGGCAGAAGCAGCAGCAGAAGCCGCTCCAGCAGAAGCAGCCCCAGCAGAAGCAGCTCCAGAAGGAGTTGATGGTGGTAAGGTCGCTACTCCATAATAGAGTATAAATAAAGTCATGCTAACAAACTTACATATATGGCAAAGTAACTTTACCCGTGAAGAAATGGGTAAAGACCTATATGCCTATACTTCACCAAGAATTACAGGAGCAGTAGGATAACCGGAGTGTAAGTTGTTGATTTAATTAGACTTTAACCCCGGGCATAAAAAACCCGGGGTTTTTTGTTTTATGTCTTGACTTTGTTTTGAATTCGTATATACTAGTTAGATAGTGTTAAGGGGAACGAGGCTCCGCGCACACTTTAAACAGCGCATACGGGCGGCGTAGGGGATCAAAGGGATGGCGAAAACTTCCCGAATAAAATCCTAAAAGTAAATACATTATTATTCGCTCCTATAGCTCAGTTGGTAGAGCAACTGATTAGTAATCAGTAGGTCGGGAGTTCAAATCTCTCTGGGAGCACCAGTTTTTAGTTCTATGTCCCCATCGTCTAGAGGCCTAGGACGCCGCCCTTTCACGGCAGCAACCGGGGTTCGAATCCCCGTGGGGACGCCATATTCTTGGGGTAAGATGATACACAGGCATCATCACGATAGTTCGCGGGTGTGTGGGCGGCTATCACTTTTGCCGGATAAGTGTTACGGAAGCACTGCGGTCTCCAAAACCGTAAGCGGGGGTTCGACTCCCTCATCCGGTGCCATTTTTATTGAGGTGTCGTCTAGTGGTAGGACAGCAGGTTTTGATCCTGCTTACCGTGGTTCGAATCCATGCACCTCAGCCAACTTGGTGACCTGCAGGCATGTCTGACGGGTTCATCCTATCAGTGTAAGGGCTTTTCCGTTTCGGTAGCACTGATTGACTTATGAGGTAGAACGGAATGTAAACTATGTGTGGTAACCATATAGTTAAGAACAAGCCTTGAATGGTAGTTACAAGTATCTGTGCAAGGTTGTCTGTTAGTAGCATGAATACACAATATGGTAACAGAATAGTCTATGTTGCGTGGGGGCATAGATGAAACTAAATCAAGTTGTCTAGATGACACGGATTAGCCCACGCCTTATTATAAATATAAAATGAATAACTATTTTCGTAAAATTTCTAAATTTGAAATAAACAATAGTCATCTTTATGACGAATGGATTAAAATTGCAACGAAACACGATCTGTTTAACAGAACGGAAAACTTTATAAGTGATGAAATGCATACGCTTCCCAATTATTATAAATTGTGGATAAATTATCCTTTGCATTTAGATGAAAATATGGATCCAGTCGGTTGTGATTCAAGGGCGGGAAATCAATTAAGACCTCCCTATTCTTTTGATAAACTAAATAAAGATTTTCAGGGCACTTATACAGAGGAAGTAGTTAAAAAAGTTGGAACCTTTATTAAAAATAAGTATCCAGTTTATAACTTGACTTCAATTAAATATGCTGTTTTAGGTCCAAAAAGTTTAATTAAGGCTCATGCTGATATATCTAATGTCCCTAGATTTTTCCTATGCGTAAGTGTTTTAGATGGATGCTATATGGAAATGGCAGGTGAGCGAGTTCCTATGAATGAGATAGGAGCACTTTATAGAATGAATTGTAATGTCGCACATAGTCCCATTAACGAAAGTGATGGATACCGCGTCACAATTCTTTTTGATGTACAGATTGTTTAGTGTATAAATAATTTTTGTGAGAGTCCGAAAGCGAAGAGTTTAACCAACTACCTGGCTATCAAGGATGTATCCGATCTGTTGACATTTTGATTCCCGCTTATTAGGGTGTGCTGTGGTGGCACTGGAATCAACAGAGGGCGTTCTGCTCTTAAACGGAAGATAGCACTCTCACACCTTATTTTTATAAGGGCGTGTAGCTCAGTTGGGAGAGCGCCAGCTTTGCAAGCTGGATGTCGCAAGTTCGATCCTTGTCACGTCCACCAATTTTTTGTTGCGGGATAGAGAAGTAGCAACTCGTCAGGCTCATAACCTGAAGATCGGTGGTGCAAATCCATCTCCCGCTACCAATATATGTGGAAGTGGTAGAGAGGCCCAATACAAGAGTCTGCAAAACTCTAAAGCCGTCGGTTCGAATCCGACCTTCCACTCCAAGTTTTGCCGGAAAATGGCTGTGAGATATACCAGCCTAGTGTTCTTGACAGACGTAATTCTAGACAAGTCCTATAGAGCAAACGGTAGCACGATGATTGCTATCCATAACGGCGTACCGAACGTGCCATCTAATCAGTGGCTAGTCTACCCAGACGATGAGAAGTGGCGTGATGTCCATAGGGTGGTTCCAGTCTAACCGAACTGGCGCTGGCAATGCGAAAATCCTCTTTGGTCGTGAAGTGGATGGAGGCGCGACTTTCTATGCGCTATAGTGACCACCGCAGAGAGGAAGCGACTTTTTAGAATTTGATCGTTGATAAAGACATATGTGGGCAACGGTCAGATATGGGATGAAGCGTTCAATAGCAACATTCAGTTGGCTACAACACTCCCATTATCCACATGTCCTGGGTAAGACATAAAACTACCCTTTTGTTTTATGCGGGCAAGCGGTGAAGTTGGAGAGTCACACCAGACTGTAAATCTGGCGCCAATGGCTGAGTAGGTTCGAATCCTTCCTTTCCCACCATAATAAAACTGTAACACATTATTTTGTAAATAGTGTTACAAAAAACGGAGTATATATGAGATTTCTAACAAGGAAGTTAGTACAGCCAGGCGATCTTAATGTAAGAGGTACACTCTTTGGTGGTCGCCTATTGGCTTGGGTTGACGAAGAAGCAGCGATCTTTGCTGGTGTTGAAACTAGACACAATAAGGTTGTGACTAAAAAGATTTCAGCAATAGATTTTATTGCACCTGCATTTCAAGGTGACATCGTTGAGATCGGTGTCGCACTAAAACGTGTAGGCAAGACAAGCGTAACAGTAGAAGTACAGGTACGTAACTTAGTTACACAAAAAGTTATCGTAAATATTGATGAAATGGTTTTTGTATGTGTCGATGAGAATGGTGTTCCGGTCAGACACATGTTAGGATTACCTAAGGGACAATAGCTCAGTTGGTAGAGCAAAGTGTTGATAACGCTTAGGTCCATGGTTCAAGCCCATGTTGTCCCACCAATTTTCTGGAGACTTGGCTGAGTGGTCGAAAGCGGCGCCCTGCTAAGGCGTTGTATGGTTAACCCCGTACCATTGGTTCGAATCCAATAGTCTCCGCCACAAGTATCCGGCTCGGTAGTTCAGTTGGTTAGAATATCGGCCTGTCACGCCGAGGGTCACGGGTTCAAGTCCCGTCCGAGTCGCCAACTTTTATGGTGGCCATCGTCAAGCGGTTAAGACCACGGGTTGTGATCCCGTTATTCGTGGGTTCGATTCCCACTGGTCACCCCATGCCATGGTAGCTCAGTCGGTAGAGCAGAGGACTGAAAATCCTTGTGTCGTTGGTTCGATTCCGACCCGTGGCACCATTACGTTTGACAAGTTCCGATGAAAGATTTATAATTCAAGATAGTGATTGTACACTTGAGATATTACGGGACTATAGCTCAGTCGGTAGAGCAGTAGACTTTTAATCTATTGGTCCAGGGTTCGAATCCCTGTGGTCCCACCAATTTAGGCCCCGTAGCTCAGTTGGATAGAGCAACAGCCTTCTAAGCTGTGGGTCAGTGGTTCGAATCCACTCGGGGTCGCCATATTAAATAGGGTAGAGGATAGAGTAATAAGTAAGAGTATAAGCGGTGTTGGCATATTGGTTGTGTCCGAGCCTTCCAAGCTCGTCAAAGGAGTTCGATTCTCCTACACCGCTCCAAATTAAAAAGGTAAAAATAATATGATGGATAGTAAACAGTTAGCATTGGTTTATCTAACAGATGAAGCAAATCGTATGGCAGGAATATGTACAAGAAATGTTCACAACTTAGATAACAAAAAGGCTAAAAAAGCACTTGAAGAGCAATTGGGAGTTCTGTTTAGTGCTATGAAAGAAGTAGCGGAAGAGTTTAAATTGGATGAGTCAACAGTTGAAAGTTATGCTATGGAAGAGTATAATCGTAGACAGAATGATAGATAAGTTATCGCCCAGATGGTGGAATTGGTAGACACCCTGGTCTTAGAAGCCAGTGCCATAGTGCGTGAAGGTTCGAGTCCTTTTCTGGGCACCATTTATATTTTTTCTAAAATGATTTCAGCTAATTTTTCATGGTACTCTGTACCGGGATGCATTAAATCTCTTGCTTGATTATAAAAATTTATTGGTATTCGGCTTGCTGTCTGGCTGACAAATTTTACATTGTACATGTCACATAATTTATTAATTGCTAATATATTTTTCATTTGATTAATATGTGCAGTTTCTGGAATTTCTATCCACTTTTCGTAATACTCCATTGTATATTGTCTTTCTAATTTATGTAAATTTTTAAGACTAAGCATTTCTGGATTAAAACGGACTACACCCTGACCTGTTAGTAGTTCTGTCCTTTCTGGAAATAATAAAGTGGCGACTAGAATTTTTGGTCTTACCTTTTCAATATATAAAGATGCAATTCTAAAAGCAGTATCAGATGATGTCCCTCCAACGCCCATATTTACACATTGTAAATTTAATTTTTCGGCTATTAAAGTAGGAAAAATACTGTGATTCGGGAGACCTACCCCCACTGTGACGCTGCATCCTAAAAACATTATAGAATCGGTATCCGTAATTTCTTTACAACGAAATCCTAATGAGTTAAACTCGTAAGTAAATGAGTTATCAATCCAGCCGAGTTCTTTTAATTTGCCAGGTCTTGTTTTAAGATGTTCTTGATATTTTTCTTCGGAGTCAGTTTGAAACCAGTTAAATTTTTTGTTAGCCCACTCTCTCCAAAAGCAAAAAATATCTTGATCAAGATTCATATTTTTAACAGTATACATCAAAGTTATTTATTGGAGAAATATCATGAGAATGGTAATTTATGAGAATATATACAATAAAGAAAGGTTTGTCATGGTAGGCAAACCTGAAAAGAAGTTTATTGACGGCATTGAATATGTCAAGTTGGTAAAAGAAGGCACCCAACGTGCAGGATTTGTGCGTAGGGATTTTGTTAAAAAGGTAAATAGTTGAGAGGATATATGGCAGTACTAGCATTAGATATCGGTGGAACTCCTAGACAATGGATCAGCCACGACGATGCAATCGTGTACCACGCAAAGGGCGCGGTAGCATGGACTTTGGGTGAAGTAGTTGCAAAATATAGGGGCGGAGTACAAAATAACGGCTATCAATCTTATATTGAAACACCTAGTATCATAGCCATCAAAGGACATGGTTTTAACCCTGCACGCCAGGGTCGTGTAACTTTAACTAACAAGACATTGTTTGGACGCGACCGTCACATCTGTGCATATTGCGGAAATCATTTTCCTAATACAGGACAGTTAAGTCGTGATCATATCGTGCCGCGTAGTAAAGGCGGGGTAGATGATTGGATGAATGTTGTCAGTGCTTGTAAGCGTTGTAATACACACAAAGGTAGTAAGTCGCTGAAAGAAGCAAAACTTGAATTGATTTATGTACCTTATGTGCCTAATCATTTTGAGAATTTGATATTACAAAATAGAAATATTTTGGCTGACCAAATAGAATATCTTAAAGCAGGTGTTCCAAAATACAGTAGGATTTTGATTAATTAATGGCGATGGTACCCCATAGATATTTTAAAACCTTAAAGTACTTCGGTCAATTATGCGAAGTGCCTAAAGGTGTACTTGATAATCTTAATGAGTATTATGAAAAGTGTAAATTGGTTGATCCGATCTTAGACGATACAAACTATAAACAATGGCAAGTGCAGACCTGTAATATTGATGCCTACACAAAGTCTTATAGGGAGTCTAGTTATTCACATTGGACTGATGATTCATTTCTCAATCCAACTAAACTATTTTTTAGACAATTTGTGACTAACATGTATAAATTTAGATTTAGTTATCTTAAAAAATCCTCCGTTGTGGAATATCATACCTCCCATAAATTACCCAGAATTCACATTCCATTAAATAATGCTGAATCTATATTTTGTATTAAAGATGATAATGGCATAGAACATAAATATAATTTGGAATATGGGTATGCACATTTTGTAAATGTTGTCTTTCATCACAAAGTTCTTAGCGAACAAGACAATAGGATAAATAGTTTTTTCTCATTTCCAGATTTTGTGAATGAAAAACTTAAGAAACAGTTTTTACGATAATATATAGAATAGTAAAGCCCACTTAGCACAGCTGGTAGTGCACCTGATTTGTAATCAGGGGGTCGGCGGTTCGATCCCGTCAGTGGGCACCATTTTCATAGGTTAGCATGACTTCTTCCTTTATACAAAATTTTCAATTTGAAATAAATCTTGGACAGTATAAAGCAGTAGAAGTAAAACTTGTTGATAAAGTTTATGCCTTGGTTATTGATAACGTTAGATGGCTGATATATAATCCTCTGACAAAGATTGAAGCACATCAATGTCTAAGTCACTATGATTTAGCGACAGGCACTGTCATAACCACTGGTTTAGGGTTAGGTCTGAGAGAACAATTACTTTTGTCAAATCCTAAAGTCACTAAATTAATTGTTATTGAGAAATCAAAAGACCTTATTGACTACCATTTAAAAACTAGTAATTGGGTAAATAATTCTAAACTCACAATCATCAATCAGCCTGTTCACAAGTATATGGGTGATTGCGATGTTTTGTTATTAGATCACTATGAGCAACAAAACTTTACAGCAATTTTGAATGATGTAGCAAATATTTCAAAAAAGATAGAATCAAAATTGATGTGGTTTTGGCCTTTTGAAGATTATATCATAAAAAATAGTATTGATAAAAATATAACTTTGTCAGAAAGTTATGTAGATTTGAAAACCAGATATAATTTTAAATTGTTTCCGGACTTAACAGAGTCGCAACTTTTAACTTATTGTAGTTCTTTTCAAAGTGTTCGGTAAAAGACTTTTTACTTTGGGTTGTAGTTATACTAGTTACAACTACCCTACATGGGCAGATTGGTTATCTACTGAATTTTTAGAATTTGAAAATTTAGGAATTGCAGGGTTAGGCAATAGAGCAATATTCAATAGATTGTCCGAATTAGTATATACACGTAAATTAGACAGGGCCGATACTGTTGTCATTGCTTGGTCTACTCCTATAAGAGAAGATCGCTATTATACTAGCAAGGGCGGATGGCTGGGTGCAGGTAACATTTATAACAATCGTTATTACACAGAAAGTTGGGTACAAGAATTCTTTGACCCGTTTATGGGATTGATGGAAACTATCAATTACATACACGCAGCATTACATATGTTACAAAATGTAGGTTGTAAGTATGCATTTACCTTTATGATGTTTCCTTACAGCATTGATCCGGTCATTGAAACAAATAACGCTAAAGAATTTACAGAATTGTGCGATCCTGAAATGAAATTGTGGCCTTATCTAAAACATGTATTAGATCATCCTAATATCCTTAAAACAGATATACATGGTTTTACTAAACATTACGAATTACAAAATGATTTACCAATAGTAAAAAAGAATTACAGAACGATAGCATTGCATCCTAACCCATTATCTATGTATTTTTATACAAAAGATATTTTGTGCCCGCATCTTGGGTTTACTAATTTTGATAACTCACAAAAAAATGAATTTTTGGCAAGAAAATGGTCTGATTATGTCTGTAATATACCTAGAAAAAAGCATGAGAGACAAGCAGAACCGCGTTACCCTAGACATGGTAAAAGTTTATATGTAGGGTTTTAGTTGTACAAGTTTTGTACTATACAAAAACTATACATTTTGGCCAACTAGCATAAATAATCTTGCACAAGGACGTGCAATCTAATACAGGAGTTCGTTATGAAGAAGTTAGCGATTGGTATATTAGCATTTGTTTCTGTCTCAGCAATGGCACAGGACCGTGTTTCAAAGTTTGATAAGAACGGTGACGCAAAGGTAGACTTTGCTGAACTAACAACATCATGTGAAGTTAGCAAGAGTTTGTTTGAACGTGCTGACAAAGACAATGACGGTGTATTGAGCAATGCAGAGATGCGTACTGCTAAGAATTATCTTTTTAGCAAGTGCGTCAAGGAAGAAAAGAACGCCTGATATTAGGTGTCAGTTTAACAACCATCCTCCAGAGGGTTGTGGGGCGATAGAAATATCGCCCCTTTCCTTTTGTGATATAAATATTTTCATGTTGGCGAGTAGCTCAGCGGCAGAGCCGGTGACTGTTAATCACCTGGTCGTAGGTTCGATCCCTACCTCGCCAGCCAACCCAATTCTAGTTGATTTATAAATCAGATCATGTATAATAGTATTATTGAGACTCGGGATGTAGCTCAGCCTGGTAGAGCATTTGCTTTGGGAGCAAAGGGTCCAAGGTTCGAATCCTTGTATCCCGACCATGATCTTTAACAATTTGTGCGGGATTAACTCAGTGGTAGAGTAGCGCCTTTACACGGCGAATGTCGGGAGTTCGACCCTCTCATCCCGCACCATATTACGCCTCGGTGGTGAAATTGGTAGACACAACAGACTTAAAATCTGTCGGCGATTCGCTATGCCGGTTCGAGTCCGGCCCGAGGCACCATTTTTATAGGGCCTATAGCTCAATCGGTTAGAGCGTCGGACTCATAATCCGCAGGTTCTAGGTTCAAGTCCTAGTGGGCCCACCAATTTTTTAAAATATGTTCTGGTATGGTTATATCAACATTTAACCATGGATCAGTCGTAAACCAAAACACGATAGCATATCTGTTACCCTTTACTTCATTTACACTATGCTGATATTGAAAGGTAGTAGGGTAAATTAATAAATCATTTTGTTTTGGTTTTAATTTCAAATTAAAAAATTCAAAATTAATCTCCCCACCTTCATAGTCATCGTTTAAATAAAAAACTGCGGTGATGTCTCTATCTACTCCTCTTTTCGCAACTCCATTTTCTATATATTGACCGTCAATATGACTCTTATAATAAGAGCCTGAGTTATATGACAAAAAATGAATCTCTGGGAGGGCAGCAACTTTAACTTTATAAAGTTGTTCAACTTCTGTAATAATTTTTGGCTTTAGTAAATCAACATAATCTGTAAAAGTTGAATAGTCTACGAAATCAGCAGTGCACCAATTGTTAAATTCAGTGGTGTATTTTCCATTGATAATTTTCCCTACAGTAGCCTGTTTTGTGTTAGCCGTATATGCACTATCTGTAAGTCTTTTCAGACTTGTAGTATCTAATACATTGGATATGTGTTTAATCTGACGAATATCAAAGAACATGCATATATTTACTTTACTATTATATGAGTACAAAATACATGTGTATTTGTGGTAAATACTAATGAGGAATCTAACCAGTCCTCTGGAGGATAAAAACATGGATGCAATGAGTAAACTATTCGGCATAGCAGGAGACTTCCTAGGTCATATCATGCACTTGGGTATCAAATTGATTGCCGTTGGCGTTGTATTACAAATCCTGTTTGGTGCGGCAGTACCATTCTTAGGACTTGATGTAGTAGGTGCAATCACAACTTTTGTGGGCGCACTTGGCGAAAAAGGCCTAGTAGGCTTAGTAGCACTAGCTGTTATCTATTGGTCATTCAAGAAGTAATAGCAAACTGTCGCACAGTGATATGCGGGCCCGCCCTAATACGGCGGGTCTTTTTTGTGTAACACAAATGCAATAATAAAATCTCAGATATTTCGTAAATATTTGCGAACACAAGGAGAACACTTGTGGAAACAAAAAACTATAAATCCATATTCATTTCTGACGTACATTTAGGTAGCAAAGGTTGTAAAGCAGAAGTGCTTTGCGATTTTCTCAAACATCATACAAGTGAACACCTATATCTTGTAGGCGATATCATAGATGGCTGGAGATTGAGGCGTAAGTATTATTGGCCACAATCTCACACCAATGTCATAAGAAGAATACTTACAGCAGCAAAGCGTGATACAAAAGTCACTTATATCGCTGGCAACCATGATGAAGCACTACGGAACCTATTACCATACGATGTGCATTTCGGTAATATTGATCTAGTCAATCAAACACGATACCAAGCATTGAATGGAAAAACATATATGGTAATTCATGGCGATATGTTTGACACAGCATTACGCAATAAACTTGCTTGGCTATATCATTTTGGTGATTTTCTATATAATATCTTGTTAAGCGTAAACGTAGTTGTTGCTAAAGTGCGTCAATGGTTCGGATTACCATATTGGAGCCTAAGTGCTTATCTAAAAAATAAAACAAAAGAAGCAGTTGCTTACATGAGCGACTTTGAAGTATTGATCACTGATTATTGCCATAAGCAAAAAGCAGATGGTGTCATATGTGGTCATGTTCATAAACCTGCTATAAAAAAGATAGGCAACATTGAATATATGAACGACGGGGATTGGGTAGAGAGTTGTACTGCCCTCGTAGAAAAATATGATGGAGACTGGGAATTGATAGTATGGCAAGAACTAAGATCATAA